TCGAGCGGAGAACGCTTCGGCCCGCCCGGTTTAATTCCGCCATGCGGCATGAGCATACTAAGTTCCCAGCCGATAACGCCGCCTACGATTGCGCCACCAACCGCGCCTATCGGCCCGCCGAGCATAAATCCGAACATCGCGCCGGCGACGGCGTCGGAAATAATCGTGATGGCTTGAGTACTCATATATTCTCCAATGGAGCGCCGCCGCCCTCGGTGGTATTTACCTGCGGGGTCGCAGGCGCTCCAATAATTCGGAAGGCCCGTCTCGCGCGCGGGCGCCATTGCGAATACGGCGTTTTGATGACGCCGATATTCGAGACCGAATGATAAATCTCTCCAGTTGGAGCGCCGCCGCCGTCGGCGGTATTTATACGCAACGGCGCATATGTTTCAAAATAAATCGCGCAATGCGCGAGCGTTTTTCCGAATTTGAACAATACTATATCGCCGGAGCGAAGCTCATCGAGGGACACCTCGATGAACAATTCCGGTCGTTTTAAAAATTCATTGAGTAAGATTTCTCGGTCCTTGTGAAGATGCCAGTCAGGGGGATATATCGGTATTTTAAAATTCGGCGCCAGCACCCTTTGATTTTTGAGGACGCCGACGAGAAATCCAATGCAGTCTGCGCCGCCCTGTTTTACGGCGGATTTATGACGATATGGCGTTCCGAGCCAGCTCGAAAGCTCGCCCTCGAGCGCGGCGATTGCGGCGCCTTTTTGATATATTCCGTGAGTATTGAGTCTGGAGCCTTGAGCCTCTTCCATTATGGTATCCATAGGCATGGGTTGTCGAGCGGGATATATGGGTGGCCGCCAAAATGATTAACCCAATTATATTTATCGCGGCACGTTGTGATTTTCCCGTCGCATCCGGGCCATACGTAAACCTTCATTCCCGTCTCGAGTCCGGGGATGGCCGTCTGAAGCGTAATATCCTGCCCAATATGATTCACGATAAGCGAATTCGAGTAACTATATTCCACCCACCCGAGCGTCCACCAGCCATCGTCATGGTCATCAAACAATTTACTCGATAGGGTTTTCCCATCTCCGGACACGGTGACGGTCGGATGAATGCGGAAAAAAAAGTCCGATTTGCCGCATTGCTGCCCGAAAACGGACCAATTGCATTCAGGCTGATAATGCTGTTTTGGAATAGTTTGCTTTAAAAAATAATCCAGCCCGACGCAAGTAGCCTTCACGGTGAGGCCTGCGATATTAACCGACCTGATTTGCCCTTTGAAAATCAAAACTGTTTCCGGCGGGTCTTGGTCGCGGAACAGTTTTCGGATTTCTATCGTCGCAAGATTTACCGGCGCGACCGCGAGGTACCCGATGAGGGCCGGGTTGGTCTTTGCAAACGTTATTTCGAGCGCATTCGATTCGAGATTCGAATTGAATTGAATAGTCCCTCGCTGGATGGTCGCCGGCTCATATGGATGATTCGGGTCGGACGGATTGGCGACGGCCACGTCGCCGGACGTATAATACCAACTCGTCGAGCCGCGGGTAATTTTATATAATTCGCATGGGAGCCGGACCTCATCCAGCTCTTTTACCAAAAAATACTTACTGGGCGGTATTTTCATTATTCATCCAACTCCATATAAACGGTTTTAAATGTTAGCTCCATATCCCCGACGCCCGGCTGTATGTAATTTATTTCTAGTTCGTCAATATCGAACCGGACAAAATATAAAAAACTCACCATCAGAAACGGCAGCTCGGCGGCGGAACAATCGCGGTTCATCGTGCCGCACGTGATGTGCGTATCATCCGCCGCCATGACCTTTTGGAGTTTATAGCCCCAGTCCGGCCACTCGAAAAACAAGAACCGGCCGATAATTTTATTCGGCAGCCAAAATGTCGGATATTCGCAATCCTCGATTTCGATAGTTATTTCATCAAATTTAAATGGGGTCACGACGCGGATATCAGCCTGCCAAGAAGGAATCCAGAACGGCCGTAGTCTACCCCTTTTGTCGTCGAAGAAATTACTCACGTCGGCGATTTCCGCGCGGGAAAGGCCCGTATATGACGCCCTCAGCCGGAATGCCGTCTCGAGGTCGCGGCTGCCAGAATATTCCAATCCAATGTTTTTGACGAGTTCATAGGAATGGTCATACCCGTGGATGGGCGCTGAAATCCAATTCGGGCGCGTGAGAAATAAATCGTAATTAAAAAATTGCGGCCAGCTCATTATTCAAATGCCTCAATCGCTTCGATGGATATTTCGCCGAGCTTCGGGACAGGGATGCGGATTTCCTGAGAGGCCGCCAGCCGGGCCGCGAGGAGGGGATAAACGAGTGTGTTTTCGGGCCAAGTGTTATCGAGTTCATCAACGAGCGTGATTTGAGTTTCGGCAACCACATCAATCACGCCCGCTTCAAAATTCGTATAATCGGCGGGGTCGAGGAGAATGACCCGCCCGCCTGCCACGAATCGCCGGTATAGAGTTGATTCGACCATAAGAATTTTTTGTCCTGTGGCGGCTTCGGCGGTGAGATATGTATCGTCGGGCCAAATTGGAACGCCGAATATTTTATGTAAATATTTATAAAAATGCCGCTTGATACGCCGGGCCTCCTCCTCGTCGAAAATATCTAATTGATATTTTATTTTCCGGCGCGGCCATGTGAGCAGCCCAGACCGCTGTTCCAGCCCGGGTTCGGACCTGAGCATCCCAGTCATCCAGATGTGGCTGACGGTCACAGGGCTGGCCCAGTTGGGCGCGATGGTCAGGTATGCAGCGATATCCATTTTAAATTTCCATTTTGAAGTGCGGCGGTTTACCGCCGCTTTCGTTACCGCCTGCGCGCAATACACAGACAGACGGCGAATTTATTCGCCGAGTTAAGACGATAAAATCCTCCTCGCCGCAAGCGCGCGGCTCGATAGCACGTTCAGGACGGCGTTTTGTCCGTCCGGCGACGCGAGATATCTATCTATCTCATGCGGGTCAATGATGTTCACTATATTTATCGGCCTCGTCCCACCGGATGCCCCTGACGTTACGAACCCGCCACCGGCGAACGCGGTTTGCGGGACCGCCGGAATGTTCATGCGGAATTGCAAACCTGCAAACAGCTCGCGCGGAACGAGTTTTAAACGCAACGCCTCCATCGCCTGCCGCCCGTAATATTGGACGACGTCCACCGGCTGCACGAATTCTCCGCGAGTCGCTCGGATGAGAATGTCGTCCGCAGTGGGCGAGGACGACACTCCGGGGATGAGGCCCCCCTTGGCCATACCGGGCCGCTGGGCCGCAATCAGGGCGACGCGAGTCATCGCCTGCGCGTAAATAATCGCGGCGAGCGGAATGGCCCACATTCCGCCCTGCGCCAGCGCTTTCGACGCGGCGAGCTGCGCGTTAATAATAGCCTCCGCAATCGAAAAGGCCTTTTGTAGGTAGAAAAATTCTTTCGCCTTCCGGCCGCTCAACTCATACATATCCCCGAAAATATTAGCCATGCCGCCCGCCACTTCCGCCTCGTTCGTAAGCATATATTCCTGATATTCCCTATTTTGTTTTTTCTTGAGCGCAATCAATTCCGCATTTTGCGCGGCCATACGGGCATTCAATAAATTTTCCTTTTCCTCTTTCGTCGCATTCATTTTATCTATTTCATCAAGCTCTTTTGCCCATCCTTGTTGTTTTTCCTCGAGCTCTCGATTCTGCCTCGCGCGGATGTCGCCCTCCGCGATCCCCGCGTATTTCGCGCGCTCCTGAGCGTCGGCAATTAAATCGGATATTTCTTTTCTCCGCCGCGCCTCCTCGATAAGGGCCGCATTTTTCTCCCGCTGCAATTCGATCAATCGTTTTTGATATTGTATTTCCTGTTCGGCATATTGTGTCTGGACGTCCGAACGCTGTTCGTCGGTTTTTGCGGTCTTTAATTTCCAAGATAAATATTGCTTTTCCGCTTCCCACAAATTCCCAATCCATCCTATTTTTTGGGCATAAAATTCCTCCGCGTCAATTTCCCCCCGGTCATACATATCCTTATATATTTCAATTGTTTTTTCCGCATAAGCCTGATAGATTTTTAAATACAATTGCCAGCGCTTGTCCTCTTCCTGGATCTCCTTATCCGCGACCTCTTTTTTCTTATCGGCTGCACCTTTCGCGGCCGCGGCCGCATCGGATTTTCCGGCGGGCCGGCGGCTTTCGCCGGTGGTTATGGCAACTCTTTCGGATTCTCTATCTATATCGGCGATTAATTTTCTTGCCGCGACGAGAGATGAATCCGTCATTGCGGCAAATTGTTTTTGATTTATTTCTCGCAATTTATTTTGGGCCATTCCCAGATATTTCAAACCCGCATCGGCGGCCTTGACGAGCCAATCCTGTTTCGTATATTCCCCGATTGTTTTTAGCGCTTTCAATAATTGTTCAATCGCCCATAGATTAGCGAGAATAAATTTATTAAATAAAACCAGATTTAACCGCATCATATTAAACCATCCACCGAAGACATCTTTCAATGTGGCCACAAAATATATAGTCGTCACAATTGCCGCCTTAATCGCCGATGCGATTCCGCGCGCCCAGTCGTCCAGCCGCCCGTCGCGTTTGAGCTTGAGTATCCAATTCAACACTTCTCGAAGGCCCGCCTTGAGGAAATCGAACAGGCCCGCTTTCATGATGGCGCGTTTGAAATCGTTCCAGACGTTCTCCATCTGTTTCCACATGCCCGCCCATGAATTTTGGAGATTTGCCATGCCGCCCGCGAATTTTTTCTCGAACACATCCCGAAGCGCCGCTTCGATTCCGGCCGCGGAATTTTGGGCGACTTTGACCATCGTCTGGCCGTCCTGAGTCCATTTGAATACGACCTTGCCGCCTTCATCCGCCGCTTGTATTCCATATTGCCTCAGGCCGCGAAACATGCCCATTGTGGCCATACTAAAGCTCGACGCGACGTCTACGAGACCTTGTCCGGTGACCGCCGCGGCGTCTCCGATAGCCTGCATATCCGCCTTCGCATCAAGTCCCTTTATTGACATTTCCTGAAAAGCCTCTCTGATTTCGACGAGGTCATAGACTAAATTTTTTGCTTCAAAATCCTCGATGAATTTCAAAGCGTCCGCGGCGGCGGTCGCGGACCCGGTAAGAACTTCGAGCTGGAGCCGGGCGGTCTCGCTCGCGGAGGCCATATCGGTCAAGTGTTTTCCGATATTATACAAACCCTTGACAATCGCCCCGGCGACAAGGCCAATGATGGCGTTTTTGAGATTTATGATGGAATCGAACACGCCGGAAATGCCGGATTTTATGTTATCGAAGGCCCCCTGAATTTTGGCGAGTTCTTTCGATGCGAGGTCTCGCGCCTTGATTAATATTTCAGCCACAAAAGATTTTTGAGAGCCTGCCATTTATTTTCGCTCCATCCCGTTCTTCATCGCGTCGTTTCGCTCTTTCGCCAGGTCCGTCATTGCGGCGATTGTTTTAAGGAAGAGGGAATATCCGTAGTTCCAAACGTCGGCATGGCCGGCCTCGATAAGAATGCAGATGAGTTTGAGAATTCCGACAGTATCTTTCGCTTGACGGCCTCGAACACCTCGGGCAGGCCGAGTTTTTTCGATATTCGAAAAAAACTGGAATTCACCTTCACGAACGCATCGTAAAGCGTTTCGATTTCGGAGGGGTACATTTCCAGCAGCTCCTCCGGCGCGAGGTCGGTGACGCGCGGAATCCAAACGGTCCTTATCGAATCGAGATTTAAGCTCGATAAATTTTCAATGAGCTCATAAACATGTTTGACCTTTAATTCTTTTACGACGATTTCGTGGTCGTCTATTTTAACGAGCTCCTGTTTTCTCATTTGTATTTCCTCCCTGATAATTTTGGAGTGCGGCGATTTATCGCCGCTTTGGATGCGGAAATTTATTTCCACCAATTTCGGCGAATTCGTTCGCCGCCTGTCTGCGTATTGCGCACAGGCGGTAACGAAAGCGGCGCTGAAGCGCTGCACTCCAACGGTTTAGCTTTCGTCAATAATCATACGGTAAACCGGGTCCTCGGCGGTGGCTCCCGGGCCGCCGACCAACGGCGTGAACGTCACATCGAGGCTAATTTCATCAGTTCCCTCGGTTACCAGTTTCAGTTCTCCGTCGAATTTTATCGCGCATTTCCAAGCGACAAATTCGATGCAATTTTCGTTTTCGTCCTTGTCCGGGAGAATCTCCACTTGATAATATTCCGCGCCAGTGATGCCGGACTGGATGACGGTTTCTGAAAGCTCGGCGTAATCAAAATATCCCTTGAGCGCCTGCGCGGCCGTGATTGCGCCCGCCTCGAGATAGAAAACCGTTCCGGACCGGGGGTCAAGGCCATAATCCGTATCGAGAACGTAGCGAACGGAACCGTCCGTTTTTGTCAATACGATGTCCTCGATTGTCTCGACGGCCCCATTCTGAACGGCGGCTCCGGGCGGATTATTATCATCCGCGAGGACGGCATCGTTTATGAAATCTGTGCCGGTGAGCTCCGCGACATAGAGCGACCCCGCGACGATGGTTCCCGTTTTCCAGATGATTCTTGCGGTCGAGGCTCCGGTCGAGAGTTTTGCGCCGACGGTGAAGGTCGAGGTTCCGCCGTCATAATCAATTTTCTTAATTGAGACGGCGCGCTTCCCGAGTTTTTGCGCGCGGTCAAGAGCGGCGGGCGCGATGATGTTGAGCGCCGTATCGCTGTATGAGCCGGCGTTTTGCTCGAGGTTTCCCTTGGTGGCGCGGAAAATCAGTGCAAGGTTGTCCGGATTAACGCTGACCAATTTCATGGGCATCGTATAATCCGTTTTAACAACCTTGTCTATGATTTTCGCGCGCGATTTATCGCGGGCCGTATATTTTTCTTTCATCTCCTCGGTGATTTTAAGAGAACCTTCCTGACAATACCCGAGGTCTATTCCTCCGTCCGCATCAACAACACCGTCTATAATGGGATAAACAACGGCAACCCCCTTCGGAACGACGATGTCTTTGCTGTACGTTGCGCCTTTTAGCGCCATGTTTGACTCCTTTCCTTTATAAGCAGGCAGGAATGCCTGCCCTCCGGTTTATGGATTATTTTTCGTTTCAATTTTATATTCCGCGACGCTGATACAGATACTCAGCGATTTGGAATAACCGATATTTGTTTCGCGCTGTAGATATAGCGTTCCGGCGCCAGGAATGCTTTTTTTATGAAGCGCGGTTCGAACCGCTTCGAGCAGCGTGTAAACTCCGGGCCGCCCGATAGTCGCGTCTCCGCGCCGCGCCGTTTCGTCTCCGCGTGAACTCTGGTCCGCAACGAACACGCTGATAATGAATGTCCGCATATCGAGCCGATTCATCGCTTGATTTGTCATTTCAGGGATGTGAATGAAAATCGCCGGAAAAATAATCGCGATTTGACCAATATCATCTGGGGAAAATTCGCCCCCATAACTTTTGATTTCGCGCACTCCGAGCGATTGTTTGAGCGGCGCGAGTTTTTCGATGACGGCGTCTTCGATAGCGGCGTAATTCATTTAAAATCCTCTCATTTTCGAGCGGTCGAATATCCGGGGCGGGCCGGATATTTCCGGCGCATTTGTGCCAGCAGGACTCCCCTCCGGGTCGGACTCTCCGAGCGATGCCTTTCCGGCGGCGACCTGCTCGAAGAATCGGATGGCCGCATTATATCGTTCGCGGCGTTCGTCCGGCATGATTGATTGACGGCGCGAATATAGATTATAAATTGCGACATCAACCGAAAATTTCCGGACGATATTAGGAACCGGGTCGGGAAGCGGGAGGGAATAACGGGCGCCGATGTGCCCGTTTATTTCACTATCGGCGTCAGCGATTGCCTTCTCGACCCGGGATTCCTCAACTATTCCGGCATTCTCATCGTCGGTGAGCTGTATGAGAATCGCTTCGTCAATCTGGTCGAGAATGTCGGTAAGCGCGCAATAGGCCATTATGATGTTTTCCTCGGCCTGCCTCGGCCTCGGGCCTGCTCAGGCGCATCAGTCTGCTCGAGCGCCGGCCCTGTAACCTGCGATTCCTCAACCATTAAATGAGGCTCCGCTTTGAGAATCGAGAGTTCGATGGCGGTGAATTTATCATCCGGATATTCCACCCATTCCGGCGGATGAAATATTCCGGCGCGTCGAAATCCGGCCGCCGGTTTAGCGCGAATTCGGATTGGCATTTTTTTCTCTCCTTTCCGCTGGCTTCGCCTCGGCGGATTAGGCGAGCCACGGGACGACGAGTGGTATCGCGGTATTTTTCCACGGGTTAATCTTGTTGTCGTCGTCGCGTTCGGACAATAAGATTGTCCGGGCGGCGCTTTCGAGGGCAGGCGGAATCACGAGATGCGTCGGCGTAATCCCGAGCGGAACTCCCTCATCGTTTTTGAACGACTGCATCGCCACCCGCGCAGTCGCGTAATGCGCGGCAGTCAAAGTATCTTTGCTGCCGTAGGCGAGTTGCCAGAGGCCATATCCGACGTTTTTGCGGTCATCAACGCCGTATCGGTATTTTTTCCGCATGAATGCGTTTTCGGAATCCGGCTGGTCTTGCGCAACCAATGAGATTTCCTTTCGACGCTGCAAAATCAACGGCTTGATGGGCCGGGAGAGGTCCATCAAATACCACCAGTTTTCTTGAGAGCCGCCGCCGTAGTTTGATACGGACGCGCCCGCGACGGGATGGTCGGTATCGAAAAATGGCTGGCCGTCGTAACAGAGCGTTTCGAATCCGGCCTTGAGCAATGCGAACACGAGGATGTCCGGATGCTGTTTCGCGGCGGCTCCGAGGCTTTGCAGCATCGGCGTATAAACGCCAATCTGGTCGTCCTCTATATCGTTCCTGTCCACCTCGACCGTCGCCTCGAAATCCTTATTTACGATTTCGTAATGGTATGCGGACAAGTCCTTGATAACGCGGTCGCCGAGCCACTCGCGCATCAGCGGGAATGCTCCGAGCCATTTGTAATCGAGCGACCGTCCAGAGCTTTGCGTGAGCATTGCGACCTGCTGCCACATCGAAGGCGCCCCTTCAAACGCTTCTCTAAAAATCGTCGAGAAGGATTTGTAGATTCCGTCGAGATTTGCCTGATTTATAATCATTTCGTTTTTTCTCCTTTCGTTTTTTGTCTGGGCGAATATGAGATTTGCCCCTACATTTTTTTATTCGCCATCATCTCGATACACGACGAGAATGAGGTCGGCGTTCGCGGCGGCGCCTTCGGCGGTTTCAGTGGCCGTGACCACAATATCCGTATCGGCGGCGATTGCGATATTGAGCGCTTCCGCTTCGCCTTTAGTGTCCGTCCCTGCGATTGTCACCACCGTTGACGTATTCACCTTCAGTACGAGAGTTTTATCTGCGCCTGGCGGGGTTCCGAGATTACAATATGCGCGTTTGATGCGGATGGGAACGGGCGATTCGACGAGCGGTATGGCGACCGTTTGGGGGGTCGCATCCTTTGTCCAGCCTGTAAATCGCGGAATGGTTATAATATGTGGACCTTTAGAAAGCTCTTGAATCGCTTCCTCGACCGTGTCCGTCGCGGCGGGGAAATATGCTCCGGCATCCGCAATCGAAACCGTCGAAGCGCCGAATGTTGCGCCGGTGAAAATGGCGCAATCAATGTCAAGCCATCCCATATTGTTTGTGACCCATTCCACTAGTCGTCCGGCGACGATAAGTTGACTGGAGGTTTCATCGAAAGTTTCGTCGTCCTTGATGTACATGATTTTACCGACGGCCGCCTGATTAATGGAAGTCGCCTTGAAAAGAAATAATCCTTTTCGCCGAACGATGACGGTTTTATCGCCATCGCCGCCGAGGGAATTATCTACATACTGCCGCGCGACGCCGACAAATGTAAAATTGACGGTATCCGCGGCGGGCACGGCAAATCCGGTGGCGTTCAAGCAAACCATTCCGCCCGAGAATATCTTAGTTGTCGCGGCCACCGGATAGTAAACTTCAACTCCCTCCTTATACTGCGTACTGCGGTCCGCGGTGAGCGCCAGCCCGACGGGGAGACACATCACCAGAAGACCTAATATCAGAGCTATCATTTTGTTTTTTCTCCTTTCGTTTTGGGTAGGCGGGGCACTCCTGCCCCGCATTTATGCCGGATGAAAATGTCCGACACCATTTACACTTCCGGCCGAGGGCCAAATTTTTTCCAGCTCTCGTCCGAAATGCCCATCATGCGATTGATACGGCGTTGGTCTTCATCGAGGCTGTCGTTCGCGGGCGGAGTCGCTTTTGCGGCGGCAGACCTCGTTCCCAGCGGAACGATTGCGGGCGCCTTCGCGGCGAATATCTCGAATCCGGCGGGGTCGGATTTTGCGTATTCGGTCGCCCAGTCTGTTTGGGCCGGGGTGATTTTCCCGGCGGCGAGGGCCGTCCTGACGAGTTCGGCCGCCTTCCGTTTTGCGGCCTCCGCCCGAAGTTCTTCGATTTCCATTTTCTGTTTGGCAACTTCCGCGGCCAGCCCGTCGGACTGACGAAGCGCAAGAATCGAAGCGACCACCTCCGATTCGGTTGCGTCCGTCTTGAGCGCCAACGCATCGAGGACGGCTTTTGCGGCAACGATTTTTTCAGTCGCTTTTGAGGCCTCCGTTTCCGTCGCCTTCCCTTGCAGCGCCTTGACTGCGGCGACCACCTGCTCTGCGGTCGCGGCCGCATCGAGGCCCAGCAGCTCAATTAAAGCGTTTAATAAATCCATTTTGTTTTTTTCCTCCTTTCTGATTTGACCTTCTGTTTTGTTTTTCGCTACTATCGGCTTGAGAGCGAGAAATCTCGGCGCATTGGTCAATGCCAATCGTTCGATACTCAAGAGCCGTCTATCCATTTTGTTATATTTAAACACCGGGCTATAATACCGATATTCTTTCGCCCGGAGATATTCCCTGGCTCGTTCAGTCCATTCTACTACGACCCAAAGTCCATCCTTGCCGCGTGCGATAATGTTCTTAATCCAACCGGCGGCGGGAGCCTCCGCGCCGGTTTCGGTTTGATGTTCATAATCAATCACAAGGTCTTCCTGTTTCGCGCGAAAATCGGCGATGACTGATTCCATCGCCGCCTCATCAACAAGGATTGGTTTATCGTCGGCAAGCGCGACGGCGCCATAAGGCAAAATTTGAAATTCTACCGGTACGGAATCTTCCGGCAACTTGGCGACTATTTTGGCGGATTGAGCCGCCTCCTCGAAATCAATCGGCGTGATTTTATTTTTTTTGAGCCAGTCCTGCGCTTCGGTCGCGGTGAATTTCGAGGCGTCGAACCGATATGTTTGAATGGGCCATTTGTCTGAATTTTTTTCTTTGCAAATAATTATTCGGACGCCATCATGGATATTCTTCGAGCGACATTCGTCCGACAATTTATCTGGGTCAATCATACGGGCCGCATGTTCGTTTGGATATGGCATTTATTTTTTCCTTCCCCAAAAAATATAATCGTTTATTTCGCGCGCGATTTCCGACCAATCCTCATCCTGAACCGCGAGATACGGCCGCGCCGGAATGTCGCCCCACGGAATCGGCGCGCCTCGTTTGGTGGCTCCAAAGGCCCCCTTCTTGGCGCCAAACTGCTGCACGGCGCCATAAATTACATTTGTGCCGATAGAAACTTCCTGTTCGGTCGCGCGGTAATTTATGCTTTTAAATAACCGTCCCGAGACCAAAAGAATTCCAGACGTTTTCCCTCTTCGCGCGCCGCGTTTGGCGACCTTACGACGCGACAGCGTTACCGGCGATAATGGCGCCCACTTATCCGGGCGGCCTTGTGACTCGAAATTTCTACCAACCGAAGCGACTATTGTCGCGCCGATAATTTTCATGACGGTAATCATGTTAAAAAGCCGAACCATCGCGCCGTTCAGCGCCTGCCGGACTTCCGCGTCATTCATCGAGACCTCTATAACCGCGCCAGCCATTACTCAGGCCACCCCCATTGAGTTTTTCCGGGGTTATAATTCCATCCCTCCGCGGCGTCGCCCGGCGGGGCGTCCCGTTTTATGGGATTATTCCCGCCGGAAAATTCCTTCTCGAGTTTTTCCAGCTCTCCTTCCGAGACGCTTTCGACTCCGCATTTGCAGCCCCAGTCATTCGGCGGATAATGTGTGTCCCACCACGGGTCGTCCGCTGGGAGTACCGTATTGACCCATGCGAGATGCTCGTCACGCGGCTCGACCGAACTTGACTCGAGGTATCTCAAATACGGGCGGACTTTCAGAACGTCCGGGTCGGTCTGCTGTTTCCATCGGCCGGCGGCGTAAGCACAGGACAGGTTCGTATCGAAAATAATGGCGACTCTCCAAGCGCGTCCTTCCGTAAAATCCCATCCGGCGCGAGACATGATATTTCCGAAATTCTTCTTGAAGATTTCGAGCGTCGTGCCCTTTTCGAGCGCGTCGAGAATCGCGCCGTGAATGTCCGCGAGCATGTCTTCGCGCGCGAGGCCCGCGACGGTGAAGGCCCGTTGCTTCATGGCATCGCTCATAAGCGCGAAAAAATCCGACGAAACGATATTTTTCTTTTTAAAATAATCAATCGCTTCGTCGAATGGGAGGCTGAATGGATTAACGGCGGGCACTGAACCTCCCCGATAAATGCGCGAGCATCAACGATTTCTGCATCAGCGCGCCGAGCGCGGACACGTCGAGGTCTTTTGCGGCTACAATCAGTTTGTCTTGAAATTCCTCAAGTGATTTAGATTCATCAAGTAGCTTTTTTATCGGCCCCAGAAGCGGCTCCATTGCGGCGGGGGCGCGCTCGATAGATTGTCGGGATAGCTCATCGAGCATTTCGGATGCGTCGTTTTTAATGGTTGCCTTTGCGGCGATTGATGGAGCGCCGTCGCCCTCGGTGGCACTTGCCCGCGCGGACGCTCCAAATGGCGACACGACGGCGGGCCGGGCTAGTGGCGTTTCGCCCGGCTTACGTTTGGGAATTTTAAATCGTTCCGAGACATGCTCCTGTGATAAATCAAATCCCATATCCGCGAGAATTTTGTATGTGTCCGCGGCCAATTTATAATCTTCGGGTGGCTCAAAATTGAATTTATGGCGCGGAACAGGGGCCTCCGGTCCGAATTGGAAAATAACAATGGGCCGGAGAATCTGCTGGACAATCGTTTTAGACAGCGCGCGGCAATCCGCCGCCTTGATATCCTGGCGAACTTCCCCGTGAATTTTCCCGAGCGCATATGACCCTGACCCGCCTTGCCCCGCGTCGGACGTGAGCGTCTGGCCGAGAATCGCCTTCGATATTTGCGCGTCGCAAAAATCCGCAAGCGCCTGATAGATATTCTGCGTGCTTTGTCGAATCGCCTCGACAAATTCGATTTCTGTATTTTTCGATATAATTCCGGCGGCGTCCGAGCCGATGGACACGACTGCGTCGAGCAAGGCCTGTTTATCGTCTGCGGTGGCGCTTGGGTCGTATTTCCCAAGACGAAGGGGCTGCCCGTAAACCTCGGCGAACGCGACCCAATCTTTGATTGCGTAATTTTTGAATAGATACATCCAGGCACAAATGCGCAGCAGGCCCGCCGAAGTGTCATAACCACTGCGTGCTTGATAACGGTGATATACAAATCGGAACGGCTCAATCTCGACGCCTCGATAATTCGATTCGACCACCAGTCGTGGAATATACGAATCCCAAAATGTGACATGTTTCGGATGAATCCAGTTGAGTTCGAGAATTCGCGTCGCGCCGGTCGAGAAGTCCCATAGTATTTCGAGCAATGAATAGCCTTTCCCTATCGCATCTAACATATTTAAAATGGCAATATCGAAATCCGAAATTTTCTCGATGACGGATTTACAATAATCGGCCGTCTCTTTTGCGGCGGGGGATTCGTCCGCCGGTTGAATTTCCCATCCGAGGCCCTGAATGGCGAGCTTCCGCGTCTGGAGGCAGCTCGCCAGATGCGCATCTTTCGATTCCATTTCGCCAAATAATTCCGCCTGCCGCGTCATCGAGCCGGAATCTGCCTCCTTGAGAATCGCGGCGAGGCGACGCGGAGTCAGGCCGTCCGACGGATATGAACTGTATTGGTCTCGAATTGTGGCCGCGCTGATTCTCTCTCCGGTCGGGCGTTTCAAAAGCGTTTCATCAATTTGTCTTCCGAATTGGTCGAGTATCATTTAATATGCGCCTCCCATTCGCGCGAATCGTTTTGGGGTGATTGTTTTATATTCAACCAGGCCTCGAGTTTCGGACGTGGCCGCATAATACGCGAGGAAAGCCGCGACCGCCGCGTCCCCGTGCCGCCGCCCTCCGTCGCATCCTTCGCCATTGTAATTATCGGGAATCTTCGGAACCCCGCGGTCCACCCGAATTGCGCAAAGGTCATCGAGTGTGTCCGAGTCCTTCGGAATCGCTAGCGCGCGCGCCTCGAATGCCGATTTGAATTTCGGCATATTCTCCCTATAGAATTCGGCGGTGAGCATTATTTGATTGACACGATACGAGCCGAACTGCTGGGCGGCAAGCTGCGCAAGTGGCTGACCATTTCCGCGCGCATCCATTGCGCCGCCCGTGAATCTCGGAAATTTTTCGAGAATATAAAACAATATTTGCTCTTGGTTTTTAAATGGGCAATTCCGCAGCTCGACCGAAAATGGCGTGCGATATTTTAGTAGAGGCTCTTCGATGAGCGGCCATATAACGGTGAGGTCTCCCGTCATCCCAAAATCCTCCCCGAAAAATATCGGATATTTTTTCGGAAGGGCCTCAAGGACCGGGTCGAGATATTCATGCAGCCAGTTGGCGACAATCGCTGTTCGGTCCGATTCAATAAGCTCCGCGAACTGGGGCTTTTGCGAAAATCGGAATACGGGCGAGTTGGCGGTCATGCAGGCTTCGACGAGAGATCGGAGAAGAAAAACCCCTGAGCCGCGCGAAGGAACACAAAACAATTCTTCATCCGCGCCATCTCCATATTGTTTTATCAGGTCGGCCCGCCATTCAATTTCGGCGCGTTTTGAATACGATTTTCCAAGCCGCAGACATATGCGTTCGTAAAGGCCTTCTTCAAGCGCATCATCGAGCGTCGCGCGGTGGAGCGAATAATTTTTTTTGCCGGCCCGAATTTCCGCAATCAATTGGTTGAAAGCGTTTTCCTCTCCGTTGTGGGTGCTGATTATTACGACTCGCCCGCCCCACATGAGCATCGCCATGCCCGCCTTGAGCAGGCCGGGGAGGTCGTCCACAAAGGCCGCTTCGTCAATAACTATTTTTCCTTGTCTCGACCGGAGGCTCGACGGGCGGCTGGACAGCGCGGTGATTCTATGGCCGGACGCGAATTGAATTTTATATGCGAGAATGGCCTTATCTTCATCTTCGAAAATAAACTCTTCGATTTCTCCCGCGGCTAAATTGTAATAACGGGCCCAGTCCGCGCAGTCGTCTATATATTGGCGCGTCATTTCCTTATTATATGAAATATAAAAAACATCCATACCGTTTTTTTTCGCGGCCAACAGCGCATCGTCCGCGGCCTCGGCCCAGCTGATTCCAATCCGGCGGGATTTCTCAAATACCTTCACCGGCGAACGGTCTTCTATCCAACGGCGCTGATATGGGAGCAGTACGGCGGGCGCGCGGTCCGCGCGAGTCGAGTTATTATTTTCAACCAGCGATAACGTCATTTTCCTAATAAAATCCTATTCCGTAATTCCTCAGCGGCTTTATCGGTCAATCCGCCGGGAGCCTTCACAGACTCGTCCGGCCCGATTGGAGCGCCACCTCCCTCGGCGGCTTTAGCGATTTGAGTGGCCGCCAGGAATTTTCCGATGTCAATAGGTTTTATAGAAATATTTCCATCCGCGAGCCCGACGGCCGTGGTGGAAATTACGAGCGAGACCAGCGCGCGGAGATTTTCCTCGACCGGCCTATTTGCAAAATCGGCGATTAGGCGCGTGATTTCGGAATTCAGGTCAAACAGTCGGCGCTCTCGACGAACGGCTCTGTAATAGCCGGAAATCGCTTCGTATGACAATGAATAGCCCTGCGCCTTGAGCCATGCGGACGCCGCCTCGAGAGTAAGCTCGCCTTTGTCAAGACGGTCTATTACGAAATCTTGTAATTCGTCCGGCAGCTGAAGGAAATGAAATTTCACTTTTTTGTCGGCGCTTTTTATGAGATCTCGATGATTCATTTCAAGTCCTGTTTGAGATATTCCTTGTTACTCGCGAATACGCTGGCGACTGCTCCGCTACCGTTCGGCTCACGAATTGTCGCGCGGACGAGGTCTCGCGCTATGCTTCTTGATATTTCCTTTAGCCGGCGGCTTAATCGGTAATTTGTCCAACTCTTTTTTATCTGGGCGAGCATTTTCAAACTCCTTCGGGCGTTGCAGAAATCGAATAATTATTTCGCGGTGCAGCTCGAGATCGGCTTCGAGCTCGCGGTCTCGCGATTCGAGCCGCGCCCAAAGCGCGCGGATGGCGGCGCAGGCGGCGGCGATAAAAAATACGGCCACCATCAGCGCGACCCGCTCCGAACCGGCGCCCGCGATTATCTCGATAATTTTTTCCATCGTGCCGCATTGCGCTTAACGACGGTCTTTTTTGTCGGCGGCCCGCCGGATTTTTTCCTGTTCGTCAATCAGCAAATCCGTGTCCGCGCTGGCGCTCAATGCGGCGGCCGTGTCCTTTTTCCGAAGGGCCTTTTCCACGAGGCCGACCTGTCGGATGTCGCCCATGAGCCGCTGAAGAAGTTTTTCATTTTTCGGGTTCAAGACACGATGAATATAGCCTTCGTCCGCAAGCACTGCCATCGAATGCAGGAGGTCTGCGAGGTTGTGTTTTTCGGACTGAGGCTCCGGGCCGACCCCGTTTTCTCGCACGGCCAGCAGGTGGTCGAGCCGGAGATTGAGAGCGCCGATTATATCCACGACCGACTGCTCATGTTTGTCGAGGTCGGAATAGAGATAATCTCCTCCAGTGAATTTTCGAATGGCGGCTTTCAGCATTTCAATTTCGTCAAGTGTGAACATTAGATTTCCTTTTTTTGATAGGGGCGAATTTTATATTCGCCCCTTGGCGTTATTATTGGCTCTCCGTTTCTTCCGGCGGATCGTCGTCCGGCGGCAAACTCCGTCCAGATTTTATTTGTTTTTGAGTTTCGATTTTACGACCACCTGTTTCGGGTCCACCTTGTCAACTGCAGCCTTCCATGTTTTTACGACCGCAGGGTCAACCGTAGTCTCTTTGGCGGCCATGATTTTTATAATATCAATCACATCCCCCTCTTGTTGACGCACTTGCCCCACCGCGTCCACTACATTTTCAAGCGCTTCTTTATTGTTCCGGCCCCAGCGCGTGAGTTTGAGAATTGAGGTGACACCGCCGACCACGAGTGGTAGCGCGATGGCCACCAGTTTAACAATTGCGATTGCTCCCATTTTTTGTCTCCTTTCGTTTTTTTTCACCCGACTGGAGAGTCGGGCCTAGCGTATCGAGGCCCCTCGACATTACCCGCTTTGTTGATGACGATTCGTTTAAAATCTAGCGGCTGTTCGTCGGGCGGGAACGGGTTGATAATTCCAATCAAATCCGCCGAATGGCGGATGTCGCGGGACCCCAGTTTTACGCGGTTGCCCTCATTCCCGCCGATGGTGTAAAACAACCACCCATTAGGGTTAGCGCCGACAATTATCGAGATATGTCCGGTGCGGGTCCAGTGGCCGCCGAGCGCAGTTTTGTGTTGCCAAAGAAACGAATTTCCGGGGATGAACGCCTTTGGGTCTGTAGAATTTATCGGATAGAACCACCCGCGTTTTTCAGCGAGTTTCCAGAATGCCCAAGTCGAGGCCTCCTGAAATCCTATAACACCCGCGGACCGAAAAATATATGTCGTAAAAGTGCAGCACCAGGGGCCGCCTCGGCCTCCGTAGCGGCGAATGTCGGGGCTGAGGTTCGACCCGTTCGGAATCTCATGCACATTTTTCAAATATTCCGCGCGGGCCAGTTGAATGACTTTATTCCGGAGTGGGGTTAGTCCGTCGGTGTAAACAAACTGGAGATTATTTTTCTGGTCTGCGCCGGTCGGATGCTCGAGCGCCCACCATGTTTTCGGGCCGACGATTCCGTCCGGCTCGAGATATTGACCATCAGGGCCGATATGTTTTGTTTGAAATAATTTTACCGCCTCAAAAGTATATTCTGAAAATACATCGTCAGGCGGGTAGGTAAAAAATCCCTCCGCTGCGAGGATCGTTTCGAGACGTTTAACGTCAGGAGAGCGGGAGCCGAGCGACAATGTTGGGAACATTGTTTTTCCCTTCTTTTTTGCCGCTCATCATATTTTCATTATCTATTATATCGAATTTTCCGTGTTTGTCAAATGGCGCCATCGCGCGGCGTTGCTCGCGCGGCTCTGCGTGCAGCCATGACATATAGCCGATCCAGACGAGAATCTTGACCGCGTGAATGTTTGTTCTCGTCCGACCTGCTTGACGCAGATTCAGCGTTTCCGCGACCTCCGTAATTATTTTGTCTTGATATTTATATAATTTAAATTGGCGATTATACGTATTGCCCTGTTGCTGGAATTGCATGACCCATTCCCACATCTCCGAGAAATTCAGTTTGGATGCCAATTCGTCCATTGCGGCGGCCTTCCGCCATTGCTCCCATATCCTGCAGCCGCGTTGCAGCAAAACGGAAATCGCCTCAGTTTGCATTTTAATTCTCATTTGCTTTTGAAATTGAATTACAAAATATAACTGTTCTCCCGTGAAATAGATATGCTGCTGCCTCACCGTGACCTCGAATTGCTCCCTCATTTTTTGTATTGGATTCACGCCTGCACCTCGAATTCAAACCGCTCTTTTTCGCGGCGGTCGGAGCCGAGCGACCAGAGGGTTTCATCGGGCCAGGTGGCCACGACGTCCCAATTAACGGATTCGGCGATTATTATCGCGTCCGTCAATCCGGCGGCTTTGATTTTTTTCAGCATATCCCGATTATGCAAAATCACTGTTTCGAGTTTATATAGCAGTGCACCGTGCTCGAGCTGGACTCGGTCGTCCGTCCCCGCGAACAGCTCCCGTTTGTGTTTCATCATAAGCGATTTAATGTCTTTTTCAAGCGCCTCGAACGACTGTCGCAACTCGTCGAGCCGAGGGCCGAATCCTTTTTTGATGATGGCGATTTTATTTTCGATATGATTTGCAATCAGGTTTTGCTCGACCGATATTTTTCGCATCCGGGCGAGAATCGAATCGGCCTCAAGTTCAATATTTTTTTTAATGGGCATGATTTTCCTCCCCTGTTTTCAGGTTCATCATGATTTGGCCGAGCAGCTCGGGCAGCGTTATTCGCCGCAGGCCCGCTTCGATGCCAAGCTCCCGAATCGCGCGGCGCCGATATCGTTTGCAGAATTCGTCGAGTTCGCTGCCTGCGGACGCGAGCCAGTATCCACCGTCCGCGCCGGTGCTCGAGCAGATTGGCGTTTTGTCTTTTTCGCGGAGTTCTCTCACCAGCGTCCGTAGTGCGCGAGTATCGTTTATTTTGTTCGTCCAAGACATCTCGAACACCGCCTCGAATAGCGCGCCGGCTCCAATCCGGTTCTGAGACCCGATGTGATTGGCGAGGACGGCGAGCAGCCTCGTTTTATGCCGCTCGTGACGCGCGTTATATTTGAGATTTTCCGTCATCGTGATTTCATTTGTAAATCGGCGATTGATAGTTTAGGAATAAACGATTTTAACTCGGCAATTATTTTCGATTGAACCGCTAGAAATGTGGTTGCAGGAACGCGTTCAAGCGCCTCGCGCGCTTTCTCCATGAGATGCATGCAATCATTTATCGAGGTAAAGCCGTACATTTTTGCAATTTGCAAAAGATATTCTTCAAGCGCATTGATATATTCCGGCGGCTCAGGAACTGGATATGAATTTAATTTTTTTGTCATTTTTTCCCTCCATTAATTTTTTGACACTCGAAAATTTCGAGTTCGTTAAAATCAATTTTTATCAATTCCTCACCGTCCGAATCGGCGATAATCGCCGCGGCGGCCTTGAGACTTTCGAATGCATCCGCAAATGCCTTCCGCGCATGAAGCAATTGAACAAACGCGGCTTTCGGGAAGCCGCGCGCCATGAGCATGAGAACATAATTCCGGCCGTCAGCGGCCTCCTCGAGGCCCTCTCCGATGAAATCCCGGTCCATATCGGTCCACGGATCGGGGTCCAACCCGGCGGCGATACCGGCCGCAAATCGCGCGGCCGACAATTCGATAATCGAACGCGGAAAGCGATAAATGAGTAGATTTTTTTGGTCAATCATTTTATTTTATTCCGCCATTCGGCGCTTCTGTTCGTACATGAGCGCCGCAACAATCTTCACGAGCTGCTCCGGGTCGAGCCATTGAATTTTCGGGACCGCGAACATCTGCGCCGCGATTGCGTCCGCATATCTATCTGGGAGGCCCATATCCGCAAGAAGCGCAAAAATTTTCCGGCGCAATTTATATTTGCTCGACTGGAATTGCCCATCCTGCCCGACTGGAGAAGAGGGCCCACCGGGTCGCGCGCGGCCTCGGAATCCGAGCGATTTGAGATAATTCATGATGGTCTCGAATTGCAAATAATTTAAATTTCGGGACGTGACGACCCCGAATTTCAGGAGTAACTCCCTGTATTCCCGCTCCGAAAGCCCGACGTCCTTTTTTGCGATATGCAAAATCGCCAGCTGTTTTTTATTCAGGGCCATAATCCATCCCTTTGATTATCGCGCGCGCTTCCTGTATGGCATGTTCGGCGGCGCTGATCGCGGTGAGCGCGCGGCATTTTTTATCTAATCGCAATTCCCGGAGCCGATTTGATTTCGCATCGAATTCCGGCGGCTCGAGCTGGTCGCGGAGGAGGCGATATTTAACTTTCCCAGGGCCGTTCAATGCCCCCTGTTTTTCGCGGGACACGTATCCCATTCGCGCGAGCGTTATCAGGAACTCACGCGAGTAGGTTTCGCTGGCCCCTGTAAGCTCCATTATGTCCGCGACCGACACGGCGCGCTGCGCGCGAAGAATTTTCCACATCCGAACCCGAAGCGGCGTTTTCGCGCCGCATTGGACCGCGCCTGCAGGGCGCTTTGGAGTGCGCAAGCCATGCTTGCGCAAAGAAAAGGCGGCAGTATGACTGCCGCACTCCATGAGCGCATATTCTCCGGGGGCCGTCCGGCGATATTCGCCGCGCCGAATGCCGTCCCGAAGCGCACAATAAATGCGTGAATTTTCCTTGAACGTCCTCAGGCCCATCGGGCCGAGCAGATCAATGACTGAAAACGATTTTCCGCCTGCGCCCAAAATTCGCGCGGCTTTTCGGATGTTTGTGGCAAGAGAATCTTTTCGCGCGCCGGCCATTATTGCGCCCCCCTCGCCCCGATGCGGATGGCCGCGCGAGCCATACCTGCGTCGAGTTCGGTTGTTTTTTTCGAGTTTGCAATCCGGAGCATCGCGCCGAGGTCACGTTTCATGACCCGGAAATCTCCGTTCGACGCCTCATGAAGCGTCAATGCGGCGTCTTCCGGCAGCCGCGCGCCGGCGGATTCTTTCGCATAAATTACGATGTCAGCGGGAGAGAGCGGCTCGAAACGCATCGCCTCTAGAGTCCGACTCCAAACGCGCCGCCGCTGTGGATGGTTGAGCAGTCCAAATAATTCTTCCTCGCCGATTAAAACAAACGGCGCGCCGGTGATGTCGGTGAGGTCGCGGACGATTTCAAGAAATCGCGGTGGGAGTTTTTCGATTTCATCGAGGAACACCGCGCCGGGGTTGGCGATGAGCCGGTCGGCGATAATCTGAAAAATCAAGTCCTTCCGGCCGGGGATATGTGGGGCGCCAAGTTCATGAGCCAGCGCCGCGAGAAACGCTCGTTCGCTCGAATGCCAAATTGTGAAAATTCTTAAATAAACCGAGTGGCCGTTGTTCGCGTGCCACCATTGAGCAGTTCGCGTTTTTCCGCGACCCGCCTGAGAATAAACACACGCGAGCCGACCTTCCCCGACGGCTCTATCGAGGCCGGACATGAGGTCCTCGAAATTCCGAACGTTTTTGGTTCGGATGAAAACGGGTTTGAGTTGCAGCATTTCTCCCTCCGGTTCGTTATTTACATTTCGCGCATAAGGGCATATGTCACCGCGCGCTCCTGATAATGTTCCCGATGCCGCGCGTAATATTCGGACTGCTCGAAAAACCGCATGAAAGTTTTTTGCTCGACCGGAAGCTCCGTCCCATGCGACTCGAGCTCGAGCAATTTGTCGTATCGGTCTCCGTCCGGCGTGTCCGTGAGTGAGTCCCAGAATCGGCGCAATTCGTCCTCTCGAGCGGAATCGTTCATTCGAATCAGAGCCGCAGCTTCCTCGCGGATTTCATTTATGTTCGGCGGTATCGGTAGGGGCGAATCTTGTGTTCGCCCTTCTGAAAATTCTCCCGCCCCAATGGATTTCATAAATTCGTTTTGAATCGGGTATGCTTCGGTTTTGAGGTATTCGCGCATACTCTGAGTCGCCCACTTTTCACATGATTTCTTGATGGCGATTTGCCGCTCGAGGGCCGCGCGGTCGGCCCCAGTTCCCAGCGCGAACGCCGCCGGATGAATTTTAGGAACTGGTTCAGCTCGGCAAATAAATCGCCCAAATTCGTCATAAACGAGCACGGCGCTCAAGTCCTGAATGTCGTATCGGATGGTCACCTTGTGTTTTCGCCCGAACAGTTCCGGCGCCCACCAATTTCGTCCGAATAGAGAAACCCCATTCCGGTGGATGGTTTTTTCCGTGGCGGCCAGCATCAGATAATCGAGGTCGCGGAGCTCCACTCCGGGCCCTCGGCCCGCCTCGAAAACATCTCGAGGTCTCAGGCCCTTCAAATGTCCTCCTCGACATACAGTATTTGAGTATTCTTCCATGAACCAATTAATGAGAACCGATGTTTCCTCGAGCGAAAGCGCGCGGCCCCCGGTCATTTTTTCGTAAACGGCTCGATGTAACCGCTCGCCGCGATTCAATCGAGGCGGTTTTTTATAGACGTTCTCGCCGACAGAGCTCGGCGCCAGCCGCTCGATAAACCCGAACGTTTTGAAAAATCGCTCGATGGTCTTTGACTGACCGTGATATGGCCACGCGAATATTGTCTGTATTCCGAGCCGCGCGAAAAGCCCCGTAAATCCTAATTGAGTGAGGTCTTGACCTGCAAAATGCCGCGCGCTGAATGCCTTCCCGTTGTCGAGATATGCTACTCGAGGTATTTTCCCGAGCGTTATAATTGCCCGCCGGAGCGCGCTGTGAATTGAGGTTGTATTTTCGGTCGGCATGATTTCCCACCCGAGTGGGTAGTTCGACTTCATGTCGTAAAATAAAATCATCATCAGACGGGTCGGTTTTCCGGTGAATGGATGAATTGTTTCGAAATTCAATTTATGGCCGTCAGCCACCACCACGTCACCGACTGCCAGTTTATTATAATCACGCTCTATGTATGGGAGACATTTGTCGTTCAGCGCTTGGACGCCTTCTCGGCAGGCGGTGTATTCGGCAAAATGATATTTTTTATAAAGTTTAATAAATCGGCGGTACGTAGATTCTGAATGCCCGTCCTGAATTCCGCGCGCGGCCATGATTTTCCTGCCGAGCGAAATCGCTTCCGAAATGGTAAGGCGGTTAGGATGCCTGATGAGGCCCAGAATAATTTCTCCCTGTTCGTCGGAAAAAATTGTCTTCCGGCGGAGCGCGCCGGCCCGGCGGTCGGCTATCGGGCCGAAATTATTCTCACGGCCGCGGAGTTTCCATCTCTCAAGACTCTGCCAACTCGTCGGGCCGACGCGCGCGAAAATTTCGGGATATAATTCGCCGGTGTTATACAATCGAACGAAATCCTTCCGCGCCTGTGTTTTTTTAGTGAACGGCGCGGCGTCAATGGCCGCGATATAAAATCTAACGAGGTCGGAACGCGCGAGTGCGGCGGCATCCAGCCCACCGCCGCACTCTTTCATCGTCGGTTGGGTTTCAAAAAAATGTGCCGGGGCGGTATTGGCTGAGGGTGGGGCCGCCCCGGCAATAGCTGGGACGGGTGGCAAATCCGCCCCATTGGGGGAAAAAAATTCCGGCGTCGGGGTGGGTGGCAATTCCACCTTGACGGCCTGAGAAAATCTCATCAAAACATCATCCGTGATTTCGAACAATCGCATCGCGCCGCCTCTGGAAAATTTCTCGATATAGGCCCAGTTTTCGGATGCGGCGATTTGTTTTATCCGGCGCGGCGTCAACCCGGTAATTCTCGCGATTTCATTTGCCGATTTGTGCGTCATTTTATTTCCTCCTGGAGCTCATTAGGTTGGAGCACCGCCGCCCCCGGATGCAATGTCGCTCCGTCTGGCGTTTTATTCCCCGTTAAATATTCTTCAGGGCAGCCCAGCTCGCGGAGATATGCGAACACTCGCGCGCCGCATTGTTTCCCGATAAATGAAAAATTTACGCTTTGCCTCGAGGTCCCGAGCGCGCGGGCGATATCCGATTGGTTCAGCCCCTGCGCCTTGAGCCAGTCTCTGACGTCGTCGGGGTGTGCCATTCGAGTACGGGCGGGGCGTTCGGGATAGAGGGTAAAATATTCCCCCGGGGCGCCATATTGTCGGAGAACTTCGGCGGCCAGATTGTTCGAATATTTACCATAAACAAATTGATGAAATCTATTAATGTTCAAACCCGCTTCATGCGCAAAAAATCGACGTTTAAAATTGTTCTCCTTGAGCCATTTTTTTAGAAGGGTCGGATTCGTGACGCGCCATTTCATCTCGCAGCCTCCCCAATTTTCTCGAATAGTTTTTTCGCGCGGCGCTTTGCGCGGGTGAGTTCGAGCGCGGCTTGCGCCCAATCGAGGATTTTACTATCTTCATCCGAGATTATTTTTACGCCGGAAAAGGCCGTCGAGAAAATTATGAGCGGCAGGTTAGACTCGACGGCCCTGCAGAGGAGCGGGAGGAATCGGATCGGAATCTGATACTCGACGCTGTCTGGCGCGAGCCATTTTTCGAGCACCGCGATGGTCACGGCTCGCGACCGCCCTCCGGTTGCCCTCACTCCGGCGATCTCCGCGAGCGAATTGATGCGGTCGACAATCTGCTCGCGCGAGAATTTGGACTCCCGAATCGCCGCTTTCATAGCTAACTTGAGCGCATGAGAAACGTCAAAACAGATATCGTTGAAGAGCTCGAGCTGATTCGAATGGCTGAATTCTGGAGTTTGTTTTCTATTGACCGAGCCGCTCATTGTGATAACCTAGGATTATATGATGACGAATATTCCATATGTTGTCAAGGGGGGAAATGATTATTCCGGTAAATAATTTACAAGCATGCAGAAAATATAAAAAATATGATAGGAAAACGATTGAGAGAAGCGCGCGAAATTGTTGGTTTAGATCAAAATGAATTCGGTCGGGCGCTTGGAATTTCTAGTCGAGATACTATTTCTCGATGGGAGAGAAATTTAAATTTTCCTCCGGCAGATATCCTCCAACGGATGAATGAAAAATTCGGCATCAATATTAATTGGCTCATCACGGGCAATGGCTCGATGAAGGGCGATGATGAATTGGCCGCCGATTATCTCCGCATTCCGCTTCTGGGCGGGGCAGTGAAGGCTGACCCAGAGGGAAGCATCGTCAGTGATGAAGCTGCGGACTGGTATCCATTCAAACGCGATTGGGTCGAGAAAAAATTTGGGCATTCCGAATATCGGCATAGGGCCCTCGTGCTCATCCGGATTCATGGCGATTCGATGACCCCGACAATCGGCCCGGGCGAGTTGGCCCTGATAGACCAGTGGGACGAGGGCCGCATGAATATCAAGAATTGCCGGATATATCTCGTCCGGCTGCCGGACCAGGAGAGCATCACCATTAGGCGGCTCATATTGAACCGCATGGACGATAAGGTCTGCATCATCTGTGTGAGCGACAATACGACTTACGAGCCGTTCGAGATCGAGGTTGCGGCAGGAAAAACAATCGACTATTATGTTCTCGGACGGGTCCGGTGGGCGGGTCGGGAGTTCGATTAGGCGGCATTAATTAATTAAAGAACTCTATAGAGTAGAGTAGAGTACAGGGAGAGAAAAATGAAAAATAAAATCGGATTGGCCATTATCGCGGTTATTCTGGCAGGTTGCGGGATGGGTTATAATGGGATGGCGGATTTAAGCGCAGTAAAAATTACAAAAACGGAAAATTTCCCCGGCCTCAAAAAGGATGTTCTATTTGAACGCGCGAGAATGTGGGTGGCGGAAAGCGCGCATTCAGCGCCCGATATAATCAAATATGAAAACAAAGAAAACGGCATTTTAATAATAAAGGGAAACCTTAAATTTCCCCGCCGTCAATATGCCATTGTCGGTTTTATTTATTGCGCCCTCATAATTAAATTGGAGGATGAAAAGGCCACCTGTATTGTAAAAAATTTATACTTCGAAAAATATCTTCAAAATAGTTATGGGCCGACAAAAGATGAATTGCCGCGGATAATAAAAAGTTTTGAGGATTTAATTTGCGACCTTTTTGAGTATCTGAAAAACCCGACGATTTAAAATGATAAGGGGCGGCGCCAGTTGGCCCGCCCCCCTGCAAGAGGTTTTGAAAATTAAATAATTTCACCCGGCTCGACGCCGAGCGCCGCGGCGTATTTCCGAATCACATCCTCTCGCATCCGGCCCCGGCCGCTGACGTGTCGCTGAACTGTGGGCTGTTTCACGTCAACCATGCGCGCAAATTCAGCCTGCGTGATTTTTTTCACGGCGAGTATCCGGGCGAGCGGAGTGAGGCGTCCGCGGGGAACGTGTTTTTTAAATGATTTTCTCATTGTTCCTCACGATTTCGAGATTTGATAAAATCCCGCAGCAGCTGGAACCCCGATTTTGTTGGGCCTGCGTCCTGTACGTAATGTTCTAGAAAATCACAATCATCGGGATTTCCAGCGGCTAGTGCCCATGCCGCGCCATACAGGGCCTCCCACCGCTCCCGGCGTTGTGTTGCCATCCGCTGTTCGGTCTCAGCCCGAATTCGCCGCCTCTCCGCTCGCTCCCTCACCTGGTTATAGTGTTCGTGTGCTATTTTCTCAGCCTCAGCCCTCGTAGCGACCGCATCGTCAATATTGATTGAGAATTGGTCCGGTTCGTATTGCACATGGTCCCATTGAACAGCGTTTGGCCCGTCGCCGATCCACGCCCAGTTCACAATTGTCCCGGTAGTCACGTGTCCATGCTCCACTCCGTAAACCCGTTGTCCAATTGTTAAATTCTCGCATTTCATAATTGCACCTCTCTGTTTTTCATTTTCATTCGGGGCAGGCAACCTGCCCTAAAACCCTCCGCCGGTCGTGAGCCGGTCGGAGGGTAGCCGGAATTATTCCTGATCCGGCGGAAAATCTGACCAATCAATTTCGTTCGCGCTGGGCGGGCCAAAACCCGACCAATCGTCATCCTGCTCAGATTCGCCTCGGGTGTTGTCCGGCCAAAAAAACGCCTGCGAAATTGATTCTGTTTGTCGAAATTCGCGCATGCATTTCACGTAGCGGTCGGGATCGTCGCAATACTCCCACGGCGCCATTTTATTAGCCGAATCGCTATATTCCGCTAACGTAAAATTTTGCCAATTGATTTTTTTGTCTTCCATTTTCGTCACCTCCGTGTTTTTCGTTTTCGTCATCGTTGATTATAATTATAGCATATTTACTATATCGTGTCAATAGGCAAATGAATATTTTTTTTATTTTTTGAAAAATAAATATGGGGTGTTTTTTGCGGGGTTGGCATGCGAATTGCTAGGGCTTTTAGGCATGTCATGTAAAATAAATATTTCGGCCAAAAAAATCGTCGTCAAACTGAAAAATAAATTTTGAGACGGGATTTCGGCAACCGCAAAAATGCGAACAAAATGCGTACATTTGAAAATAATATAATTAAATCACATATTTATAAATAAACCGGGAAATGCTCGAAAGTGGGAAATCAAGCGGGAAATTAGTGGGAAACGATTTCCCACTTAGTTATGTAAACTATTAACCTAACCCCCTAATATTAAACGGTTTTCAAAAAACTTTTCTCAACAATTTGAAAAATAAATCGTCGGAATAACCTCAAAAAACGTAACTTTTCTCATCTATGAATTTCTCCGCCTCACACCCCACAACCCCCCGCCAAACGTGGCCCATCAACCATTTTCAACGCATTTCAGACATTTTCATATTGCCCACCGAACAACACCGGGACATGCGGCCGCTGCAGGGTGATGGCCTCC